CGCAAGGCGGACATGGTTGTCGGGCCGCGGCTGATGGTCCGCGCCACGCCGTCGTTCGACGTGCTTGGCATCACCGATCCCGAAGAACAGACGCGCATCCGCAAGGTATTCGAGCGTGAATTCAAGAATTGGGCCTACGACACCCGCCTTCTGCAAGACGCCGAAGGGCATTACGACTTTGGCGGGCTGGCATGGATGCTCTTTCGCCAGATCTCGGGACCGGACGGTGAGTGCGCCGGCGTAATCCATTACGACGAAGATCGCGCGAAAGCCTACCGCCACCGCTGGGCCACCTTCGTCGAAGTCTACGATCCGGATCGCATCGAGACGCCGAGCAACAAGGTCGACAATCCCAACGTCCGCGACGGTTTCATCTTCGATCGCTGGGGGCGCCGTGTCGGCACCTTCGTCCGCAAGAAGCACCCGTCCGAAACGCTGACGAACCCGTCGGACATGGATTTCGAGATGGTTCCGCGCGAGACCGATACCGGCCGGCCGGTCGGCTTCAACTGGTTCGTGAAGACGCGCGCCGGCCAGATCCGCGGCGTGTCGACGCTGGTGACGATCCTGAAGCAAGCGGGCATGCTCGACAAATTCGACGACGCCTATCTCGGCGCGGCCACGATCAACCAGGTGCTCGCCACATACATCCAATCGGAAGGCTCTACGCGGTCGGTTGCGCAGAACCTCAACGCCCCGCTGCCCGATGCGATTACCGATAGCTGGGGCTTGTTCGAAAAGAAGCTGGGCTACTACAACGGCGTCAAGATGCGCGTCGGCGGCTCGCGCATTCCGGTTATGCCGCCCGGCGATCAGATCAAAATGAGTGCCGTGAACCGCGCCATTCAGGATCCTTCGGTCTTCCGCAACGGCTTCCTGCGCGGTTTCGCTTCGAGCGTCGGCATCAGCTTCGAACAGATCGCGAAGAATTTCTCCGACGCGAACTATTCGGCCGCGCGCGCTGCGTTGCTCGACATCTGGCAGGGCATCATGCGCCTGCGCTTCTGGTTCGGGCAGCATGTCCTGTCGCTGATCTACGGCGCCGTCATTGAAGAGGCGTGGAAGAAGGGTCGGCTGGAATTGCCGGCGGGCGTGCCTGATTTCGACGAGTATCGCGCAGCGTGGACCGCGTGTCTGTGGACCGGCCCCGGCTTCCCGCAGATCGATCCGGAGAAGGAAGCGAAGGCGTCCAAGATGTTGCTCGAGGCGCGCATCGAAAGCCGCGAAGAGATCATCGCCCAGCGCGGCCGCGACATCGAAGACGTGTTCGACGAGATCCAGAACGAACGCGCGATGGCCGAAGAGCGAGATTTCATCCTCGACCCGCTGGCGCCTGGCACACCCGGCGCCGAAGAGGACGAAGGCACGATCGATCCCGACGAGGGCACGAACAAGAACAACAGCCCATCCCAGCCGCAGCAACAGCGCGACGGCGACGGGGATGGCATTGTCGACGAGGACGATACCAACGCCTTCGTCACACTACCGGGAGCATAGACATGGCCTCGCAACACCTACCCTTCGTCATGGGCGAAGTCTTCAACCGCCCGCATCTCGTCAGCGAGGCGCACGCGGCTATGGTTGCCGCCGTCCTGGCTGGGAAGATGGACATCCGATCGCTGTCGACGGAATTCGAAACGATCGACGCGCGCGGGATGGAAGATCTCGCCGAACTCGGCCGGCTGGAAGCGCGCGCGAAGAAATCGAAGATTTCGAGCCATTCGGGCGTCGCGAAGCATCGCGGCGATTGCCTGCCATACGAACTCACCGAAAGCGGAATCGCGGTCCTGCCGGTGCAGGGCACGCTTCGGCGGTCCTGGGGCGTCGGGCCATATTCGGGCGCAACGGGCTATGACGGCCTGTGGACCCAGCTTCTCCATGCGAGCGAGAACGATGCGGTGCGCGCGATCTGGATGCCGCACAATTCGGGCGGCGGCACCGTCGACGGCCTGTTCGACCTCGCCGACGCGATCTATTCGAACAGCGCGCGCTTCGGGGGTAAGCCGATATGGGCGATGGCCGCCGATAGCGCCCTGTCCGCCAGCTACGCGCTCGCCGCGGCCGCGGACAAGGTGTTCGTGCCCCAGCTTGGCATGGTCGGCTCGATCGGCGCTGTTATCATCCACGCCGAAGTCAGCCGCGCGCTCGAGGAAGAGGGCGTCGCCGTGAACATCTTCCGCTCGAAATCGCGCAAGATGCGAGGCAATTCGCTCGAGCCTCTGGATGACGAGATGATCGACAAATTCCAGGCTCTCGTCGACGAGGTTGACGAAGTTTTCGTGGACCGTGTTGCGCGGTATCGCAACATCTCAAAAAAATCGGTTCACGAAACGAACGCGGACGTCTATACGGGCGGTCGAGCCTTGGCCACCGGCTTAGTCAGTGACGTTCTCTCCGAGCCGGAGGCTTGGATGAAACTGGAGCGTAAGATCGCTCGAATGTAAGGGGCCAGGTTGCCATGAAGTTTTCGCTAATGTCCCGCGCCGCCGTCGCCGCACTTGCTGCCGGTAGCGCCGCTGCCGCCGACGACAGCAACGATGCCGACGCCGGTCCCGAGCCGGGCAAAGGTGGCTCGGACGCCTCCCCTCCTTCGAACGATGCGCCTGCCGACACCGGCGCCGACAAGACGTCCGACAAGGGCGATGCCGGCGATGACAAGGGCGCGGACGCCAAGGGCGGCGATGTCCAGCAGGTTGTCGCCGCGAGCGACGTTACCGCGCTGATGTCCGAAGCCGAGGCGAAGGGCTTCGCCGCCGCCAACGCGCGCATGTCGACAGTCATGGCGAGCGAGGAAGGCAAGGCCAACCCGTCGACGGCGGCATTCCTGCTCGCCAACAGCCATGCGAACGCGGAGGCGATCATCGCGCAGATGAAGAGCAATCCGGCCCCGGCGGCGTCCGGTTCCACCGAGCCGATCGCCAACACCAATGTCGATCTCGGCAAGGGCGTCGATCCGAAGGCGCTGGCCGACGAAGGTCCGGACAAGAAGGCTGTCGACGATAGCTGGGATGAAGCGCTGGCCGATCGCGCCGCCGCCAACGCCCCGATCATTCCGGCCGCCCACGCTGGCAACGGCGAGGGCCATGTAACCACCCGTGCGCTTCCGCGCACCGGAAACTGAAGGAGTAGCGCGTCATGCCCGGCGTTCTGAAGACGATGGATTACGATGGCCGCGGTCGCGGTCACTATCGTATCGGTGGCCACACCGGCGAGAACATCACCACCGAAGAAATCGTCATCAAGGCGAATGCCGGCGCGATGAAGGCTGGCACCGTTCTCGGCAAGGTGACGGCAACCGGCCAGTATGCGGGTTTCAATCCCGCGGCCGCCGACGGCACGGGAGACCCCGACGAGGCGGTCATCCTCTACGCCGATGTCGCCAACAGCGCCGCCGTTCAGAAGTCTGTCGCGGATGTCCGCGACCAGGCGGTGAACGGTAACGCCCTCACCTGGCCGAACGCCGCGAACGCCGCCCAAAAGGCTGCGGTCGAAGCGTCGATGGCCGTGCGGAGCCTGATGGTCCGCTACTAACCCTTTGGATGGGCGCGCGGGGCGGGGGCTTCGGCGTCGACAGGAGCGAGTGCAATGGAACTGACCCTCGACATCTTCAAGAACGACGCCTTCAGCGTCACCAGCTTGCAGCGCGTCGTCGACAAATCGCCGTATGTGCCCCAGGCGCTCGGCATGGCTCGGATGTTCGATCCCAAGCCGATCGAGACCGAGGAAGTGCTTCTCTACGAGAAGGATGGCGGCTTCGCGCTGATCCCGGCAACCGAGCGCGGTTCGCCCTGGGTCCAGCAGATCCGCCGTCAGGGCCGCCTGCGCGCCCTGTCGACCCTCGCGCTGCGCAAGCAGGACACCCTTCGCGCCGGCGAACTGATGGGCGTGGCGAGCACGGCGCTCCCCGAGACGATCCGCCTGCGCAATGCACAGCAGATCACCGTCGAGCGCACCGAGCAACTGAAGACGGATCTCGAGGCCACCAAGGAACTGCACCGTCTCGGCGCGCTCCAGGGCAAGGTTCTCGACGCCGACGGAAGCACCGTTCTGGTCGACTATTTCGCCGAGTATGGCATCTCCACCCCGGCGACGATCAACTTCAACTTCGCGGGCATCGCGGAAGGAGCGCTCGCGCTCTACATCCAAAAGAACATCGCCGATCCGATCATCGATGTGCTGAAGGCGAACGGCCGCTGGACCCCGAATGTCCGCATCGGCGGCCTTGTCGGCGACGAATTCTGGTATTCGCTGATTACCCACGTCGACGTCCGCAAGCGCTGGGAAGCGATCGAGCAGGCCCGCGCCGTGGCGCTGGCGGCCAACCCGCTTCTCAACCTGCCGACTTACGACGAGATCCGTATCGGCAACGTCACCTTCATGCACTACCAGGGCAGCAGCGGTGGCGAGATCGACGTCGCCGTCAACGACGCGCACTTCTTCCCGATCGGGGCGAAGGACGTGTTCAACGTCTATTGGGCGCCGGGTGAAACGCTTCTCGACATCACCCAGCCGGGCCGGCCGGAATATCTCTACATTCAGCCGGACGTGCGCGACCAGATGCCGTCGTTCGTCGACTTCTTCGTCGCGGCATACCCGCTCTATGCCTGTATCTTCCCGCTCGCGCTCCTGAAGGGCACGAAGACCGGGTAATCAGAAGGGAACTGACTGATGTCCTACAAACTCGTCACCGCCATCGCGCTCGGCACCGTCGCCACGTCGATCGGTATCATGCACTTCGATCCCGATCGCGAGGACGAGGATGGCCGTTACCAGCGCCGGATCCTGCCCGACGCCGACGCCGTCAAGGCCGAGAAGAAGGGCTTGGTCGAGATCGAGGGCGATGCGACCGAGGCGGAATTCAAGGCGCAGCAGTCCGGCGTGGCCGTGTCCGCTCGCCCGGCCGAGGTTGGCGCGGAACGCCTTCAGGAGATGGAGGAATCGCCCCGCGGCGATGCGGCCGGCGCTACTCCGGCAACGGCGACGCTTCGCAACTTCCCTGCCGGCCAGGGCCGGATGGACACGCTGGCCGATCCGGATGCGGCGCCGGTCGAGGGCGACGAAACCGTGCCCGGCTCCACCGAACCGAAGGTGCTCCAGCAGAGCATCCCGAAGCTGAAGGTTGCGCTGGCCGACATGACCGATGTCGCCGAACTCCAGCAGCTTCGCGAGGACGAGGAAGCACACCAGAACCGCGATGGCGCCAAGGATGCCATCAACGACCGGCTGGGCGAACTCTCCAACACCTGATCGTCACGAATGCCTACGGGCGTATCTCGGAAGGGCCGCCTGGTTGGGGAACCGGGCGGCCCTTTTGCTAGGAGGCCAGATTGTCGGATTGGGATGAAGCGTCGGCAGCGATGGACGAGGGTGTCGACGCGCGCCTCTCGGACACCGTTGCCTATTCGACGGACGAGGGCGCGACTTT